TCCGCAGGTGAGCTCCAGCCTCCCGGATGCTGATTGCGACCGGTCCGCAGGTGAGCTCCAGCCTCCCGGATGCTGATTGCGACCGGTCCGCAGGTGAGCTCCAGCCTCCCGGATGCTGATTGCGACCCCATCGAATTCGAACTATCGACGAAATCGTAGAGGCGGGGAGCGGCGCATTAGGCATCTCGCTGTACCCCGAAAAAATTGGAAAAAACAAACTCCCCGCTTCCCTTTCCCTACAATTCTATTACACTTCATTATTTACAAGGAAACCAATGACCCAAACAAACCCCGGCTCTCCCGCAGCAATCGCGGCAGGTTGTCTCTGCCCGATCTCGATGAACAACCAGGGCAACGGCGTTTCGACGAACACGCCGAATCTGCGTCGGTTCATTCATGCGAACGCATGTCCGTTGCATGGCGTTTACATTCCGCAAAACACAACCATCACAATCGACAGTTCAGGAGTCCAGCGATGATCCGCGTATCAATCGTTATCATTCTGCTCACCATCGCCACAAGCCGAATCACAGATGCTGGCGACCCCAGTTTTGCTGACAGGTATTTCAAGGCGATGGAGTCGAGACCAGCGACTCCGCCGGCCCCACCGAAAATAAAAAAAGAACCTGTGGTCCGCAAAAAGACGACTGAGAAAACCGCAGCACCATCCGTCACATTTGACGGGGTTTACCTGCGGAATTCAGCGGGCGATGTAATTGGGATGCGAACGCGGTGTAAGGCGTGTAGAATCGGGCGATAGTTGACAGTTTTCACTCATTCAAGCCGTTTCACAGCGTCGTGAAACACAACAACCACAAGCCGAAGGATCACAAATGTCGAAGCAGTTTCGTTTCAGGATTAACGTCGAGTGTGACGTTCAGAACGCGGATTCCGAGTCGATTGCACGGACAGCAGCGTTTGCTCTGCTGACTCAGATGCAGTCGGAGAAGAAGCGGGGTCGTCCGTCCTCGGACGTGAAGGCGACGATTACGGGCGTGTCGATCAGTCCGACTGAAGACGCGAAGGTGCTGTACCGGCACTCGATGCCGCTTCCGATGAAGCCTCGTTCGTTGGACGAGTCAGAGACGACAATTGACGAAGTCACCGAGTAATTCTCCCCGAAAGCAGTCAGCGATTCCCCCGAGTCGCTGGCTGCTTGTTTTGTTTGAAGGCCGAAAATGAGATCATCCCGAGCCTCCCACACTCACGTTCGCCACAAGATCGAGCAGATCACGAACGACACCGAGCAGATCAATCAGATTCTGGTGAATAATGCTCCGGATATCATCGACCTGCTGACCGAGACTCTCTCCCTCCGTCAGGTTGCTCGTAAAGTGAAGAGATCGCCGACATATTTGAGTCAGGTGAAGAACCGGAAGCAGCGGATCTCGTGGGAGACGTATTGCCTGCTGGCGATGATGCTTGAAGAGAGCGAGTAAATGGAAGTCAGTGAACCACAGTACAAAATGCTTAGTTCTTCTAGTGAATTCCTACTATTTGGTGGGGCCGCATCTGGCGGAAAATCTTGGGCTTTATGCCTCGATCCGCTGCGTCACGTTCAGGGAAAGCATGCGACTCCTGATGCAAGGTGCGCGCTGTTTCGCAAGACTCACCCGCAGTTGATGCAAGCCGGTGGATTGTTTGACACGACGACAAAGATCTATACGCCGCTAGGAGCTAAATTCAATCACACGCGATCAGAGTGGACGTTCCCGTCAGGCGCGAAGATTGGCCTGAATACGCTGCAGCATGAGAAGGATATTGAGCAGTATCTCGGGGCTCAGTGGGACTGGGTCGGAATTGACGAGTCGGCGGCGTTTTCCCTGCAAAATGTGATGTTTTTCTGGTCCAGATGCCGCTCGAAGTCGGGAATAAAACCAAATCTCAGGCTAACGGCGAATCCGGACAATAGCAGTTTTCTGTATCCGCTGATTCACTGGTGGCTTGATAGCGAGACTGGATACCCGAATTACGACAAGGCAGGAGTTATCCGGCACTTCGTCACGCAGGATGACACGTTCATCTGGTCTGATGATCCGGTCTTCGACGACAAGGGAGTGAAGATTTCAACGTCGATGACATTCATTCCTGCGAAGATCACCGACAACTCTCACCTGATGAAAAGCGACCCGTCGTACTATCGCCGATTGATGTCGTTGCCGACGCAGGAGAGGGAGAGATTCCTTGAGGGATCGTGGCTTGCCTCGTCGAATACTGGAACCGAGTGGCCGAGAGAATGTTTCACAGACCTGTTCATCCCTATTGAAAGGTTTCCGACACCGAAGCATGCCAACGACATCGTCAGGATGTTTGCTGTTGACGCATCGAAAGGAAAGTCTGAGAAGAAGGGTGATTACAGTGCCTTGGTTTGTCTGGCACAAACGTCAGAATTGGCTTACGTCGATGCTGACTTGAAAAGACGACCGCCAGGGCAGATCGTCGAAGACCTGTTTCTGTTCTGCGAGCAGGACCATCACAGGATTCGTTCGGGAGATTTGATCGGTGTTGAATCGACGCAGTTCCAGAGTATCTTTCGGGACTTGATCGTCACATACGCCGAGTCTCACAAGGAATACGCACTGTCGAAGTACATTGCTGCTGGTGGGCTGATTATTCCGATCGAAGATCATATGAATAAGCAAATGAGAATCCGGAGGCTCGACCAGAGAATCAGGCAACGCGAGATGCGGTATCTTGAAAATCCCGGAACAACACTGCTGCTGAATCAATTGAAGCAGTTTGACGGCATCCCGGGCGTCGGGAAGCACGACGACGGGCCGGATGCATTAGCGATGTGTACTCAGTTGCCGCGATATGAGCAGGAATACTGGGAAAATCTGAGGAAGGAGAAGTGACGTGAGTAAACGAGGATGCAATTCATGCCGAGAGAAATCAGATCCCGTCGGTTCTGCGATTCAGACGATCTCGATGATCGTCGACCAATCGTTTCAGCAGAATGCGAACATCGGGATTTACCGTCGCGCGGTGAGATCGACGTTTTGGTGGTGGAAACTGCTTCGCTGATGGATCGTGTTGCTTCTGGTGATTTTTCGGCGTATTCTGTGCTGAAGGAGACATCAGATGGCATATGCGAACGGTTTACCGACGAGTTGGGTGATTGAGAACGAGAAACTGGCGATCGAGGCGACGAAGGCTGCGGCGCGGATCTTCGAGGAACTCGGAGTCAGTTGCGGCGGGGTGAACGCGAACGGCGATCAGCTTCCGTTTGGCGGCGACGAGCCGCTTGAGACAATTCAGGATGTCCGGGAGGCAATTGTTCTCGGAGATCAGCTTGGCAGGTTGCCCTGGGGGACAAATGCGAAGGACAATCGCAGTTATTACATCGCTGATACAGGGCACGCGATCACGGTAAAGCCGAGGGACGAGAATCAGCCGAACTCTGATGCGGTGAAGCGGATTGAGGCGTTTATTGAGCTGTGGACGGCTGAGAATCAGTGGCAAATGCGGCAGTCCGAAGTCAGTCAACGGTGCGATCGGCACGGTGAGGTGTTCGACCTGCTGAGTTATGACGATGACGGGATGGTCCGGGTTTATTTTGGCGAGCCACAGGATCTCGACGATGACCCGAAGAGCAATTTTGTCGATCCGGACGACGCGACGAAGGAATACTTTGATTCGCTGGGCGTCCGGAAGACAAATGATCTCCGCGCTCAGCCGGTCGCGTACTTCCTGAAAGATGTTTGGTATCCGGACCTGCGATTTGTCACGAAAATGACAAAGGACGGTAGTCTTGCGAATTACCGGGGCGACACGATTCCGCAGATGGAAGAATCTCAGGATCGGATTCTGGTTCAGCATCGCAAGAGAAACGTGTTGTCGGCGGATCCCCGGGGGCTCACTCTTTACTGGCCGGTACGCGAAGAACTGATCTTCGCCAAGAAGTTGCTGGCGAATCTGATGCGAACGAGTTCGTTTCAGGCCGCATTCGGCGCGATCCGGACGATCATGGGCAATCCGTCGAGCGATTCGGTCAAGAGTTACCTGAATACGCAGCAAAATGGCGGCGCGAGCAGCGGGCAGTCAGAAACATACGACTTTCCCTCGGCAGCGGTGGTCACGGTTCCGTCGCAGATCAAGTACGAGTTTCCGGAGACAGGCGCCGGTAACAGTAACCACATAGAAACTCTGGTATCGCTGCTTCGGTCGTGCGCTGCGGGAATGAAACTGCCGGAGTTCATGCTGACAGCGAACGTCAGTGAGGGGAATTTCGCGTCAACGCTGGTTTCGGAGGGACCGTTCCACAAGTCGATGCGGTTCGAGCAGTCTCTTATGGTGCAGGAAGACCTGCGGATTCTGAAGCAGGCTCTGTGGTACGCTGCGGAGTCAGGACAGCACGACATCACAACGGCTGACGTGTTGCAGGTTGTGCTGGAGATCAAGCCGCCGCGAGTTCAGACGAGAAACCGCCAGGAAGATCACGAGGTGATGAAAGACTGGTGGGATCGTGGAGCCGTCGCCACGAAGACTGCTTTGGCTCCAGAAGGACTCGAAGCAGTGGCCGAAAACGCTCAGAGAAAACTCGAACTAGCCAACGAGCTTCCGTTGCCGGCGGGATCGCCGCAATCGCCGCAGAACATGGGCACTCCGGGTCCGGTAGCAGGCAATAAAGCCGATCCGATGAAAGAAAAGGGTGTTTCGAAGAAAGATCCGACTCGAAACGCTTAAATTCGGTTGCACGGGACTTGTCAAGTTCGTACAAAATGACTTATTGTCAATTTGGCGATTTGACAAAAGGAGTTTGCCATGGGATGTGGCTGCGGAAGTAAGAAGAAACCGAAGGGCGGCAAGGGCGGAACAAAATGAGTGACATCCTCGTAACAGAAGATGCGTTCGAAGCCATTGCCGAAGATCGAATTGATCGAGAGCGGGGAATCATCCGGGGAGTCAAGTTGCTGGGGTTGAGAAGTCTCAACAAACGCAACTACGACACACCCGGAGTCCAGAAGTCAGCGATGAAGTTACTGCCGGGGACATCGATTTACATCGACCACCCAGCGACAGCAACGACCAATCGCTCCTATCGGGACAAATTCGCTGTTGTCGGCCAGAAGGTTGAGTACCGTCCAGGCGAAGGTTACTTCGGGGACGTGCATTTTAACCCGAAACATGCTGTTGCAGAACAGTTCTTGTGGGATGTTGTGAACGCTCCGAAGTCGTTGGGGATGTCGATCAATTCCTCAATCAAGTCCGGAAAAGTCGGTTCCGACGGGGACGTGATTGTTGAGTCCATCGAAGTTCTCCGGTCTGTCGACATTGTCACGAAGCCGGCAACAACTGCTGGCATTTTCGAATCAGAGGAAGAAGAGATCATGGACCTGAAGACACTCCGCGACAAGCATCCAGAACTCGTGAAGTCAATTCTCGAAGAATCACAGGCGACCGACGCGACAGAAGCTGCGCTCGCTCAGGCGAAGAAAGAGAAGGACGAGTTGAAAGCTCGTCTGGACGCACTGGAAGCCGAACGGGCGACTGAGAAGTTGCGAGGCGAAGTGTCTGCCGAGTTTACCAAGGTCTTCGAAGGTGTGACCATTGAAGCTGACCTGATGAAAGAAATCGTCGAGTGCGCCTGCGAAATGCAGGAAGTTGCTCGCAAGAAATTCAGTTCGGTTCTGTCCAGGATCAGCCCGATGCTGATCGACGACAATCCGGACGACACAGAAGAAACTCCTGTGAAGGAAGAGGAAGAGCAGCCGAAGAAGCCTGCCTACCGTCCGACTCCGGGGAACAAGGCTGGTTACAAGAAGGGTTCTTTGCTTGAAGAACTCGGCCTGAAGAAGTAATCACTGACCGTTTCGGTTCGTTTGTTTGAAAAGGGCGAGACATGCCACGCTGTTTGAATGTAATGCACCAGTACGGTCAGGTTCCTGCGGTCACTGACATCCGTCATATGACTCCGCCGGACACTTTGGTCGATATGTGCCCTGGCGACTTTCTTGGAAGCGATAGCTCCACGGGAGTTCTCAAGGCCGCACTGATCCAGACGGATCAGGCATGGGACACGAACCTTTCGACGACCCAGAAGGCCGCGAAAGTCAAGTTTCAGGGCGTGAACCTGCAGGAGATCGACGATGCGGACGGTGTCTGCAACGATGCTCCGGACTGCATCCCGTTCGCTCTGTACCGTCAGGGATCGACATTTCAGCGTGCATACAAGATCGTTGATGTCAACGGTGCGGCTGCTCCGACGACATGGACTCGCGGTCAGGGATTCACGTTCGGCAAGGTCTCTGGGTCGAATCTGTTGAGCAACGACACGATTCAGAAATCCAGCGATGCTGACGAAATCGTGTTCATCGCAGTGAATGACAGCGGAGCCGAAAGTCAGGCTTACGCTCTCGTTGAATTCAAATCGTAATTTGTGTGGTGATTCCGAGGTTCAGACAAGGACAGTAAAATGGCGAATCGCCAACTCACGAAAAAGGTTGTTGACGCTTACAAAAAGCACGGCGAGCAGGTCTTCGAAGAATTCGATGAAGCTCTCGAGTCCAAGCAGATCAAGCCTTTTGATATCGACTTGAATTTCTGCGTTGAGCAGGACTTCGGGCCGAACTTCAAAGAAAAGATCCTGAACATGGACGCGGATGCGATGGAAGCCATCGTGACCAGCGGCACGTTCAACAAGATGGTTCAGCGAACCATCCGCTACTCGTTGCAGGAAAACCCTCGTGAAGAGTACAAGCTCTCCGCGATCACTCCTGTCGAGACTCGTGGTGAGTGCGAAGAGTCCTTCAAGGACTGGGGTGTCTTCAGCGACATGAAGGCCCACGAGTTGTGCGAACTTGAAGCCAGCCCGTTGTACGGTGTTGCCAGTGATTATCTGGAACATCCGAACGGCAAGACTGTTGGCCTTGGCTTGGCGTTCACTCGCGAAGCACTCTGCAAAGATCCGAACGGATTTGCGTTGCAGCAGGTTCCAAAGATCGCTGACGCTCATAACCTGTACCGCGAAGAAAAGTTGGTCGACGCTCTGATCGGCTACAACGTGACTTACGACCGCAGCGGAACTCTGTACGACATCTTTTACGAAGATGGCGCGACAGGCACTCCGTTCGACGACGGTTCCGGTGGACCTTGGATCAATGCAGCTTCACTGACTTTGACCTGCGGCGAAGACCTGCAGACTGTCAAGAATCTGTTCTACGACATGACGGACTTGGTTCACGGTCGTCCGATGTCGGTCGACGTGACGAATCTGAACGTGTTCACGAGTCAGCGAACTCGGGACCGGATTCTGCCACTGCTGAACGCAACCAGCGTTGAGCGAGAATCGACCTGTCCGGGATCAGGCGACCTGACACACTTCTTCATGACTCCGGAAGTCGCCAACGGGATGACTTTCGCTCCTGTCGAATATCAGCGACTGACTTCGGCTATTGCGGCCCGATACAGTTTGACGCTGACTCAGGCTCGCGAGTGGATCTTCTTCGGCAAGATTCCTGAGTTCATGGCGTGGGTCTTCCAGATCCGTCCGACGGTCACGCGACTGAACCTGAGCGAAGAGTCTCAGCGTCGTCGAATCGTGGCTCAGTACGACAGCATCAGCAAGGGATACGCCTACATCAAGGAGCCACAGAAGGCTGTTTGGTTGACCGGCGATTCCAGCGAATCAACATAGTCTGCGGTGAGCAGATGACGCATCAGAAGAGCGACGGCGAGTGATCGTCGCCGCTCTTTTTGTTTCCAGTTCCTGAAGGAAGGTGTAGAATGGCAAGTAGCACGATGTGGGCTGTTCGTTGTCCTGGCGGGCCAACGAAGGTCGTGAAGTCCAAGAAGCCGATTAGCGAGAACACTGTCAAGGAAGCATACCTTGAATCGTTTTCGAAGATCCGGACGGAAGTCGACAAGGACAAAGAGTTGAAGTGGCCGATTCTGAAACCGATTGACGAGACGGAATTCCAGAAGGAATTCGCACAGATTTGTGCGCCGTCTCCGAGCAGTGGTCGAGAATGGCGAGTGGTTGAAGTCTAAGGAGATCTGCGGTGGCAAGCTGTCTGTCGTGTGAAGAGCTGGAGCAGAAGATCTGTAATCTTTCGGAAGAGATTACGGAGGCTTCGTGTACGGCATCGATCACGAAAGAGGGCGACACCTTCGAGGACAGAACTCCCGGTTTGAACGCGAAGATTGACCTGATGAAGACGTACACGGATTTGTACACAGCGAAGAAGTGTGGCTCGTCCACAGACTTGTTCGAGTTTGTGCATGTTCCGTGCGTGACTCCGGTGAGTTGTATTGGGGATGTCTGCATTTCGACTCCGTTGATTCGGAGGAATCGCAGGTATCGCCGATGAGCGAGTCAGCTTCGGAATCGTGTTGTCTGGAGATCCCGTGCGGATGCACGAGTTGGTTGACGGCATTCTGTGACTACGTTCCGCTGACTTACGAGTATTGCGGCGAGACCACAGAGTTTTTGTCAGCCAGATACAAGGCTGTGAAGTTCGAGTCGCAGAACAATCTCACGAACGTGCATATGAGTGATCGGATCTTCCGAGTTTCGACTCAGGAAAATGCGATCGAGGTCGGCGCGGGAGCGGTGATTACGGATGCTGACGGTGGTGAGTGGGTCGTTTACGCGACTGAGTATCTGGCGTCGTTCTGTGTCTGGAAGTTATGGGCTCGGTCGGTTGCGGCGTGTTTCCTGCTGACGGAGACGATCGATGTACTCGAAGAGGACTGTGAGGACTGCGACTGCAGTCAGGAAACGGTTTACCGGCGAGTTGCGAGAGTCAAGGGAAGCATCTACGCAGAGACAGGGCAGATTCAGTCGCGGAACGACGGGCGAGATCTGGTGTACCAATATTCCGGAGATCTGGTCAAATGGCCTCTCAGTGACAAACCCTCGGCCAGACATCGACTGAAGACGAAGACAGGTTCTTACAAGATCACGAGGGTGTCGGATCAGGGGAAATTTGTTCCGTTCAAAGTTGGATTGGAGAAGGAAAGTGCTGACTGCTCGGTTCGAGGATCATAGCGACGAAGTCAGCAAGATGATTGCAAAGCGGCTTGCTGTTGCTATCCGTGCGACAGCCGAAAAGTTGGCAGAGAATTACAAAAAGCAGTTAATGAGACAGCGGGCTCCGCCTCATTCGAAATTAGGACGTATCCCGTATATGTTCTTTGGTCAAGAGGGTGGAATTCCAAATAATCGGCCTGAAACTGGGTTTTCATCAGAACAACAAGATTTTCTGGCCACTTATATCGAGGGTGGGGCTGAATACGTTTTCGGAGATGTCGACGGTTATGTAGGATTCATGCCCAGCCACGTTACGAGCAGAGATCAGAATTACTTGTTGGAACACGACCGAACGGGCCGGCCATGGGTAAAACCAGTCTTTGAATCGTCGCGAGGCGACATGATCCGAGTCTTCGAAACGAAACTGATGGAACTAAATCGATGAAGTACATTGTTTACGGCGCTGGATCTCCAATTGAGGTGGAAGCCTTGAGTCCGGAGATCGCTGAGGCCGTCGTGATCCGAGATCATGGAGTGGCCCTTGAGAATTTGGTTGTCGTAAGGAAGTCAGATGTCATGTTGCATCGAAGACGCAGTTCTTGAAACCCTCCGGGGACTGAACTGCACGACAATCAAGAGCGAGAATCACTTTTTGAATGAGAAGCGATGTTCGGATTGTGTTCCGTATGTCGTGGTGAAGATTGACACTCAGTCTGGGCTGCGGACATCGTCAGCAGTCCAGAAAAGCCACACGGTGGACCTGAAGGCTTACTTTTCTGATACGATGCAGAAGAAGGCTCAGGAATATCGGGATCTTGTTGAGACCTGGCTTTTTGCGGCGGGGTGTGTTGACCTTGGGACTTGTGGATGTTTTTGCCAGCGAGGCAATGCAACTTCGTCGATTCGCAGTGGCACTGGTGGCGTGATCGTTTATAGTCTTGTTTTTCGTGGGACGTACAAGCAGTCGGAGTCTTCAGATTCCGTATCCGCGTCTGAATCTGTTTGATGGAGAGTTGAAATGCCATTTTCTGCTGGTGAACTGTGCTGCCCATCGGAAGCCTGCGTGATGCTGGACCTGACTCCTTCGGAGAGTTCGGCGAGCTGGGATAAGATCCCTCACGTCACAAGAATCGCATTTACAAAAACGAGTGCGGTCAAAAAACTGGTCACGTCGTCAACTGGCGGCAACGAGAAGACTGCTTGCGGAACAGTGACGAGCGCTGGGAACCTTGCGATCGCCTGCCACAATGGAGCCAGCCAACCGGCCCCATTCAAAATCAACGGCATCTACCACATCATGTGGTCGGTTGACTGCGACAACATTCTGGAGTCTCCAATCGACCCATACTACGAAGCGAACATTCGCATCGTGTCGGTTCCGGTCGACTTCGACATCGCCGGGAATTCTCCGGTGGTTTACAACTATGGGTTTGAAGTGGACGAATGGCTGTACGAGCCAGCGACACAGGCTGAAGAAGAACAATAATTAAGGAGTGACGGATGATCTCAGTCGTTCTTGGCGGAACAACGATTGAGGTGAGGCCGAAGAGATTATTGAACTACGTTGAGAAGCTCGAGCACATCAAGTCTCGACGCGACAAGCCGTGGAATCTGATCTCTGGCTTCCCCAAGGATATGACCGAGGAGAATTACAAGATTCTCGTCGGGATAGCGATGAAGCAGGTTTACTGCAATTCTTCAGCGGTTTCGATCGAGGAAGAATTGCAGTACGACCGATCGCTGGAAGGCTTTTTCTTCGACGTTTGGCGATGCAACAAGCGGAAGATTAAGACAGCGAAGGGATCTCGCGACGAGACCTGGGAGGAGGGGATCCAGAGGATCAAGGATCTCTGGGACCGTGCGACTCCAGAAGAGCAGGCTCAGTTAAAACTGGCGTTGTTTGCCACGGACGAGTCAAACACGCTGGGAAACTCAGATGGCCCGAGCGAACAAAGCCAGACGCTGGGGCCACAAAATCCGTCAGCATCACCGTAGAGAAGAAAGCTCCGGTGGATGTCGTTGACGGAAATCGCTATAAGATGCTGGCGCTCGCAGTGACAAAGAACTCCGGGATCGGACTTCGGGAGGCGATGAGTCTGTCATTGGTTGAGGCTTATCTCGCGTTAGGAGCGACGATCAGTGGCTGACGGCGACGAATCACTGCTGGACGTGTTTGTCAACATCAAGCCTGAACCTGGCTTCATGGCGATCATTGCGAAGTCTGCGCAAGACGCAATTGACGAGTACGCCCGAGTTTTCTCCACAGCGTCCATCCCATCTCCAAGACTCGGTCCTCCGAATGTTAGTGGCGGCGGATCGGGAGGCGGAGGTGGGGGGTCTTCTGGCGGCGGCGGTGGCGGCGGCGGCGGCGGAAACCCGGGGAACTATCTTCGAGATGAGCTTCGCCGAGCGATCCTCGAGTTCCAGCGAGACAAGGCATTCCTTGAAGTCGACGTTCGCATTGCGAACGATAAAGACCTGCAGGATCGGTTGCGGAACATAACATCAAATGTTGCTGGTCAGGCGAATGCATTTCGTGCGACAGAAAACGAGGATGAGCAGTTAAATGCTCTAATCCGAATCGTTGAACTTCGTGAACGAGATCTTGCATTGCTCCGTGAGGCAACTGCTGAGCAGATTCGTGTCGCTGGCCTTGGGACTTCAGCGTTTGACCGCAGCCTTGGGTTCCGTGAGCAACGAGAGGCGGTAGAGTCGTCGTTGCTTGGGATAAAAGGCGTAGGCAAGACTATCAACGCGGCTGATGATAGCGGAATGCGCAGACAGTTCGAAGTTCTCAATCAGATGCTTGACCAGGCACAACTCAAGCTAAAACAAGGCATTGGAGCCGAGAACCTGATTGACGTAACTGATGCCAGAGAACGCATTCAGCGAATCACAGACGACATTGACGCACTTCGGATTAAGGCCGAGGCGAAAATTGTTGTGGATCTTCAGGTCAAGGCTGATCAGGCGGCTATCAAGGAACAGTTCGATTACATCGCAGCAGGTGCAAAGGAGCAGATTTCAAGAGGGCAGATAGCCAATAAACTGGAGGAGTTTCTGATTCAGGGGCTTCCTTCTGGGGAGAAACGCCAAAACATTGCGAAGGCGAAGGCTGATCTCGACACGGCTATTCTTAATGTGAGGTTGCTTACACAGGCATATGACGGTACTCAACAAAGCGTAGATGAACTCATCGTTTCAGTTCAGAAACTAAGTACTGCACAACTTGGATTGAGGATGCTATACGAAGACGCTCAGGAAGCGTCTGTGTCGATGAACACGCTAAGCAACAATGCTTATCAGCTTGGGCAAGCCTTTGAAGACTTCGCTGTTGGCTTCAGTCTCAACGGGATTGCTGGTGGTATTCGTGGTGCGGCGAACAACGTCGCGTTCCTTCTGAACAGTCTGTCTCAAAGCAAGGTGTTCACGGATGCATTGACAAAGCAGTTCATTGCGATGAAGGGAAACGTCCCTGCTGCTGAAGCGGCGAAGATGGCCGAGAAGTTTTCGACGGCATTGCCATTGGTTGCTGGTATTGGCTCGGCATTGGCGATCATCGTTCTTCCGGCTCTAGTCGAGTGGCTTGAAACACTGAATGACATTGAGTCGAAATTTGAAGACATATCAGGTTTGGTGAGTGCCGAGTTTTCGAATGTGAAGTTCGACGTTGGCCTTCGTGGTGGAGAAAGGGATTTCGCTCGCTCGATCGAAAGAGCAAAAGAACTGAGAGACGTGCTTCAGCAGTTGGGAGATGTTGCGGAAAAATCCGGCGACAAAACTCAAGACCTTCAGAAATTGTTTTCTGGATTGGATGACACTGACGCTTTGTCAAACACTTTGAATCAGTTGCGTGAAGCGAACAGTTTACTGGATGGACGCAGGCAAATTCTCGAGAATCTTCGAGACAGAAGTCGCGCATCTGCAGAGAGCGGAATTGCTCTCACCCCGGAGGCAGCAGAGGCTCAGTTGTTAGCGAAAGCCAGATTCGAGCAATCGACGAATCAACTGAAGGTTTTGGCCCCTCAACTAGAATCAGTTCGCAATTTGTACGACGAACTTCGGGTTGCCAGAGAAAACGGACTAACAGGCAAGTCAGACCCAGAACAGCTTAGTCGTACCGTAAAATTATTCGAAGATGTAAAGAAGTCGATTGCAGCAACCTTCAAGGATCTGGATCTTGCTGATGAGGAAGCGGCAGGGAAGTTTACTGAAACGCTAAACTCAGTTCAGAGCGTAATTAACGAGTTGTCGCAGGCGTCTCAGGAGATCGAGTCATTCAGTAATCAATTGATCAATGGGCTTACTTCCGCTCAGGCGAAGATCGACGAATTCACAGACACGCAGGAAGTGATCCGCCGGACAATCGCAGGAACTGCAAACGATCAGACGCTATTCACACTTGAGGTGCAGAGGTCTGCTCAACAGTTTCAGACGCTGATTGAGAAGATTCGCGAAGCCAAACTGGCTCTTGCTCCTACAGAAGATCTTCGAGGTCTTGTCAATAAAGAAGCAGATTCGGCCAGAGAGGCACTGCGAATTGAAACGGAGACAGAACTTCTTCTGCGGCAGAAAGATGTCCGCGATGAGATCGAGAAGATCTCTGAGAAGAAAGATAAGGCGAGCGGAAAGTCTGCACTGACGAACTTTGAGCAGTTTGCCCAGAACTTGCAAAAGAACGTGTTGTCGAATGATCCGTTGGACAGAAACACACAGGAACTTGAAAAGCTAAATCAGGAACTGGCAACACTGGATTCAGCGATCTCTGAGTTGAATGCGAACATGCGACTCGGTGGATCGCCGTCGCAGGCACTGCGTGCAACTCCGCTTGGTGGATTTGGTAATTTCAATTCTCTGGGCTTTGCGTTGGAATCAATGGCGCAGATTCGCCCAGAAAACTTCAAGGCTCCGGATACTGTCGCCAATGGAATCGCCGACGCAGTCAACAAAGGGGTCCGTGAAGCAATGCAGGGATTTGTTGCCCCGGTTGTCGGCGAGCAAAGGCAGACGACTGATGCTGTTAGGAAACTGAATGTGGGAGCGCGGGCACAATGAGCATGTACAACGGTTACGATTTTGATGTCATTGCCATTGATCCGTCTGGTTTTCTGACATACCAGTCCGGCAAGGCTTCGTCATCGCTGAAGTTCAAGATGTCCTGCGAGCATGCCGAGGAGTTCGCACTTCGGCAGATGGGAAAATTCTGGACAGAAGCTGCGCCAAGTCCTGTGCTTCCGGTTCCATTCCCATTCGATAACTACACTGATCAGACGCGAGGCTATGGGCGAATGAATCTTGTCGCGACAGGGTTTTCCATTGAACCATTGTCTGCCGCGTGCTTCGGCAACAATCTTAGTGCCCAGAGGGCTCCTGTTGGAGATCCTGCAGACATCGACACGATGGCTTTGTACTTCGATGAAGGCGAAGAAGCAGACAATTCATGCTGCGAATGCGTAGTAACATTGACCTACGAAGAAAATCCTTGCGATTGCTGCGGGTACGATCAGAACGTATTGAGCGAAACATATCGCGAGTGGGTTGCTCATGATGATATTCTTCCGGGGACGTGTATTTCTGTGGAGCGAAATCCGGCCTACGAGATGTTGACGCTTCCGAACGGAAATTTAATCTGGAAAGATCTTCCATCATCAACGGAAGATGAGCAGAGAGCAAGGCAGTTGAAGCCTGACTCGTATGCGTACAAGATTATTCCGAAGGCCGACATTATCGTAAGCTGGCACAACGTGCCGGTCAGAAACATCTGTGCAATTGAAAACCACTTAAGAAACTTCAGGGGAACAGTAAACGACTTAGCATGGGGCGACGTGCTTCAGTGCGATGCGGCTCCAGTTGCTCCGACGGCATGCGGATGCGGTCAGTACGAGCCAGAGACAATCATGTTTATCGACTATCAGGAAGACAGGTCGAAGAGAACCGATGCCTTCGGCGGAAACTTCTTGGTTGCTGGCGACCCAGCCCACAACATGAACACGACGACTCTCAAGCTGATCTTCAAGCAAAAGCGAATTGAGATACCCAATTCAGCGACATACTCTGACAGCAACGGCTGTCCTGACGATAATGACGAAGCCTATGGATGGAACCATTTGTTCTTTGACAGGAACACTGAAGACGATTCGCCAGGCGAGTGGATGCGTGTGGCAGTTGACAACGCAACAGAAGATCCGCTCTTTCCGCTGAAATCATTCTCTGACATATTCTACCCAGTCCTATGACAACACCAAAGCGATGGACTCCCGGGGATCCGCTAACTGCTGAGCGACTCAACGAGACAATCAGAGAATCTGTTCGTCCGCGCCGAGACATTTCTCTCGGTAACGGATCGTCGCTGGTAAATGAGACTCTCGGAAACCAGTCGGCCACCGAGAGACACCAGCAGATAAAACTCGTTGTTGCTGTCACGGACTTCGCGATTTCCGGGACTCCGACAGACATCGCAGCATGGCCCGACGACATTCCGTCCGGACTGGTTAAAGAAGTCCGACTGAACCGCAGGTCAGGAACTCATGGGCAAGATGACTCTAATAAATCCTTCCGCGCCTACGACGCTGTCGGCGGATTAAATGGAGGGATTTGCCAGACGGGGACAACCACAAACCCTGCCAGCGAGTCATCGACAACGGCAGCCAGCAAGTTGGCATGTGACGTTTTTTATGTCTTGTTTAATACAGCATCAAAGAGATGGGAAGTCATTGAGGCTGGCGGGCGCACCCATGAAATCTGGTTCACTATTGACGAGGTGCAGAGAGAACAGGAATGCGAAACAACCCTGATTGTCCGGCCAACTTACTACACAGGGGGATGCTCTACAGGGATTCCCGGCGAGGATCAGGACGGCCTAGTTACTGTCACAGACCCATTCAGAACTCTGGAACAATACTCGGAAGAGTATCTACTTGCTGCGACAGGACGTGCAACGTGGATGTATCCACGCACTGGCAACGGTTCCAGTAGTTTATCCGCTGAATCAACGAGCAGTTCTTCGGGTGGTGAGTGCAATCCAGTCTGGATCGTGGACATTATCTACGAACCTGTAATCTGCGCTTCGTCTAGCTCATCATCGAGTAGTTCGTCATCCAGCAGCAGTTCGTCCTCAAGCAGTTCGTCCTCAAGTAGTTCTGCTTCCAGTTCTGCATCCAGTTCTGCTTCCAGTTCTGCTTCCAGTTCTGCTTCCAGTTCTGCTTCCAGTTCTGCTTCCAGTTCTGCTTCCAGTTCTGCTTCCAGTTCTGCATCCAGTTCTGCTTCCAGTTCTGCTTCCAGTTCTGCTTCCAGTTCTGCTTCCAGTTCTGCTTCCAGTTCTGCTTCCAGTTCTGCTTCCAGTTCTGCTTCCAGTTCTGCTTCCAGTTCTGCTTCCAGTTCTGCTTCCAGTTCTGCTTCAAGCTCGGCGTCTGCTTCTGCTTCTGTATCCGGAAGCAGTTCGTCCTCAAGCAGTTCAGCATCCAGCAGTTCAGCATCCAGCAGTTCAGCATCCAGCAGTTCAGCATCCAGCAGTTTAGCATCTGATTCGGTGTCTGATTCGGTGTCTGGTTCGGTGTCTGATTCGGTGTCTGGTTCGGTGTCTGGTTCGGTGTCTGGTTCGGCATCCAGCAGTAGTTCGTCATCCAGCAGTAGTTCAGTATCCAGTAGCAGTTCTGCATCCAGTAGCAGTTCTGCATCCAGTAGTAGTTCTGCATCCAGTTCCTCAGTGTCGGAATCGGGTTCGGTGTCTGGCTCTGTGTCTGGCTCTGTGTCTGGCTCTGTGTCTGGCTCCGTGTCTGGCTCTGTGTCTGGCTCTGAATCGGCGTCCAGTTCAGCGTCCAGTTCAGCGTCCAGCTCGGCGTCCAGTTCAGCGTCCACTTCGGCGTCCACTTCGGCGTCATCGGAATCTGCATCCACTTCGGCCTCTGATTCATCCGGATCATCCGGATCATCCGGATCATCCGGCGCAAGCTGCAACATGGTTTTGATAGACGTGAGTTTTGATTCAGTTACCTGTATGCTTACAAAGACGTTCTGCAACCTAGTCACAGGCGAAATAACAACGGAGTGACATAGACATGAGTTCATCAAGTGAATCAAGCTCATCGCTCTGTCGTTGTTGTGGCTGTCCATGTTGTCCAGGATGGCCACAAGCGTCCTCAGCGGGAATTTATTGGACTTCAATCGAAGAAGCGGCTAGTGATTGCGGAGGCGTACCACCTTTTCCTTATGAATTCGGCTATACATTCGGATGTGATATCGGCGTGCAAACTGTCTACGATAACAGCAGACCTATTTACGTTCGTATGATTTGCAATAGAGAGACGCTCACATGGACAATAGAATACAAGTCGTTTGCTACAGGAACAGGCAGTTCAGATTCGGAGACGTGGAGTTGGGTTGAAGTAGCCAATAACTTCACTTGTCCTGATTGTGCTGACGCAATTGACGGAGTCGCCTACGCCACATTTGATTTTGTTGCTGTCAATGGATGCGAAATCAGCAGGCCTCCCAGTGGAGAACTCGTCAACTTCAATGTTTTAATTCACGCTGAGGTGGAGCTGTCATGTCCATAAAGGGTTAGCTACGGCTGATCAATAAATACGAAATGAAGAAAACTGAAAATGAAAACTGTTGATTCTGCAGAGCTACTTAAAAGGCACGCTGAGACTTCTCGTTTGAAAAGACGAGAAAATCGAGCAAGCAATGTTCAAGAGCCTCCGTTGCAGAAATCTAAAGGCGTCGGAACAGTCCTATCGTCAATCTTCAGCACCATCGGGATTGTGGCATCGGAGGGTTGTAGTTGCAGGCGGCACGCAGTGGAGATGGATCGACGTGGCACGAAGTGGTGTCTTGAAAACATAGACACAATCGTGGGATGGCTGCAAGAAGAAGCTGTCGCAAGAAAACTGGTGTTCTTTCGTGCTGGTGTAAAGATTGCCTTGTATTCATTACTTAAAAGCTATTCGATATTTGAAAATGTTCGTCCGGACAGCGGCGATGACAGCAGGGTCTTCAGCAGGCGCGACGACGAATGGGCAGTCGCAGTCACGGCAGCACCGCGAGCCGGAGAATACACTCTTGCCAAATGCCTGCATTCAATCATTGCGGCTGGCTGGAGCGACCCTGTTGTCTTCGCAGAGCCTGGTATCGAGGTGCCTGAAGGAATAACCACATTCCACAACCAAGAACGACGAGGCTGCTTTCACAACTGGCTTCACAGTGCAAAATGGGCACTCGAAAACACCACAGCGGAAATGATCCTGTGCGTTCAAGACGACTCTCTGTTCCACCCGGACAGCAGGCAGTTCACTGAGGATCACTGCTTGTGGCCCAGTGATGACACTGGGATTGTCAGTCTCTACACTGCCTCGCACTACCAAAGCGAAAAAGGGGTGATGAAAGCAGTCGGGATTAACGAAGTCTACACGGGCGTATGGTGGGGCACCTGTGCTGTTGTTTGGAGGAGATCCGCACTTGAGGCAGTGGTCAACCATGAGATAACAAAAAACTGGCTGGGTATTTCACCACGGAAACAGGCTGATGAAACCCACAACCCTAAACTGCGAGCAAAAAGGGTCGCTGATTATTTTGAAGGAAGGAAAAAGCAGCCGCACCTAATCAACAACAGTGACTACGTCGCTGGGCATGTTCTCAACCTGCTTGGCTTCCGGAAGTTCTTCGTAGACCCATCGCCAGTATCGCACATTGCCAAAGTCTCAACAATAAATCACGGAGGGAATAGCGGCAAGAGGAATTGCGCACGATGTGCAGACCACAAAAAACCACTCATGTCTCAGGTTGGGACAGTTATCAACAGGATTGAAAAGGAAGAAGACATTATGGCATCAGGAAGAGGACCAAGGCCAGCAGGAGAGTCGCTAATCATAACTCCGGGACCATCAGTTGGCGCAGTGCCGAAACATACGTTTCTGATAAGGACTTCGTTTCGAGATCCAATAGTGTCGGCCTACAGATGGAACGTCACTCAGCATACGTTGCTCAAGTCGCTCGCATCTCAAAACAACAAAGACTTTGAGATTCAATTGATTTGCGGAGATGATGACCCGCTGCGTGAGGTTAAGTTAGCGGCATTCAGTGAAGTTGCCCCGACAACAATTGCCCCGAAGGACTGGTACAACCAGCCACACGACGGGGTATGGAGAAGAACAACCCGAGTCGATGACGACGACATGCTGTCGATCCGGTTCGTAGAGCTTCTGGCAGAGCAGCCGTTTGACGGAACCGAATGCTTATTCAACTTCCCGATCGGATGCCTATGGTCAGAGGGGGTATCACATCGCTGGAATTACCCAGTGAACCAGTTCATTACCATTCAGACGAACACGCGACTGACTCCGTATCATTTTGCGCATCAGTACTATCAGCAACTCCTGCCTGTTGTTATCGTGACCGAGGAGATCCACTGGATGTGGATCAGGCACCACGGGGTACTCAGTGGGGCAACACCGGGAGCAATTCCGAAGCGGTTTACGCATGGCGTGATACAGACAAACGCAAGTCTGTTCCCGTATGACTTTGCGACCATCAAAACTGCTCTAGTCCATGATAATTCTGCAGTTGTAAAAGTATTGGAATTGCGCGCAAAGTACGGACGAGTTGACAAAGATGTACTCAACATCTGCGCAAACGCGACTGATGAGTTAACAACACTTGCAGCGACTTACGGAACTGACAAAGGTGTCACTGGGACTCCAGACAAAAACCATCAGTACACGCTGGTCTACGATCGCCTGTTTAAGGGGATGCGAGACCAGGTCGAACACGTCCTTGAATTCGGCGTGGGCACCGGCGCAAGTCTTCGAATGTGGGCAGACTATTTCCCTAAAGCGATGATTCACGGGCTGGACGTTAAGCGAAGAAGTGTGCCACATCCTCGGATCGTAACACACAGGTTTAACTCCATAACCCCGCTTGACACACACTTCAAGTTCTCATTGGTGATTGACGACGCGAGTCACATATCGAGTCACCAAAGAGTCATGTTCGAACTGCACAGCAAACATGTCAAGCCAGGAGGGTTCTATATAATTGAAGACCTTCATGCCTGCAGACTGGGTGGCAAGTACTTAAACGAATCTCCATCCATGCTTGAAACGTGTCGTGAATGGGTGTCCAATCCGCCGTTCGGCTGGAGGTGCCAGCTTTACGGCGACCAGTTGTGCGTGCTTCAGAAAGATGAAGTGTGATGGAGGGGGTAAACGCAGTCGCTGCCATGAAGACGTACAGCAGCGACGATAACGCTTCTGATCGCGAAGATATTCGCAGGGCAGTCACCACGTACCAGAATACGTGTGGCTTGCCGTTGCATGTGTTCGACGATAACTCATGCCCGACGTATGTCGAGTATTTGAAGGGATTCAAGGGTGTTTTTCTCCACACGCACGAGGAGAATGTTGGGCCAACTGAGAACAGCAATCGCTGCATGAGTCTGTTCAAACAGTATCACGAGATCGATGCGTTGATCCTGCTGGATGACGATATCGAGTTCCTGAAGCCTGGCTGGTCAGACCTATACCTCAATGCCCTCTCAGACGAAGTTCAGCTACTGTCATTCAATGACAAAGAAATCACGCAGTCACCCGGTGTCGCGCACGGCAACTACTCACTTTCGCAATGGAGTTGTGGGGTTTGCGTGACATTGACGCGGCACTGCTGGATGAAAGCTGGAACATATGGACCATTCCCGGAAAAGTATGGATGGTGCCATATTGAGTACAACTGGCGATGTGCGTTACTTGGGCTCATCCCAATGGATGGGTTCTATGATGTACCTGCAATCCATGACTACATAAAGATTTCCTCTTACTCAGGAAGCGAAGAAAAGCTGCGTCAAATCGAAGTCAACGGTTTATCAGAAACAGTTGTGACAACAATGGAAAAGTACAAAGCCATGAGAATGAAAATGGGCATAGCATGACCAAGGTCTACACGGGCGGAACTTTCGATCTGTTTCATGCAGGGCATGTGCGATTCCTTCGTCGGTGTGCAGATATTGGGTCTGTGACGGTTTCGGTAAACACAGATAACTTTGTATTGCGGTATAAAGGAAGAGCCCCTGCCATCAATCTGGAAGAACGCATTATCGTCCTTGAGGCGTGTCGCTGGGTATCACAGGTTGTGGTGAATGAAGGCGATGAAGATTCAAAAGCCGCAATTGACAAGGTCAATCCTGACGTGATTGCGGTCGGTTCCGACTGGCAGTCAAAAGACTACTGCCGGCAGATGGGTTTCACATCAGAATGGTTGGAAGCCAGAAACATTGCACTGGTATACCTGCCCTATACGGATGGAATTTCATCAACCTTGATTAAAGAGAGAATGCAATGATTCACATTCTGATGCCGACCCGAAACAAGCCTGAAGAAATCAACAGAGTGTGCAGCGAGTTAAGCGGATCGGAGTGTCGTCTGTGGCTTTATGTAGCAGATGATGACCCGAAATTGGATGAATACAAATCATTGCGTTTGCCGACTGCTGCAACAGTCGTCTTCGGAACACCACTGGGGTTCAGTCGCGGAGTGAATCATCTTGCGAGCATTGCAGCGAAACAGCCAAACGCGACCATGCTCATGCGTGCCGAGGATGACTTTTATTTCAAGCCGGGGTGGGATAAAAAATACAAAGAAGCCATGTGGAAAGACGGCGTCGGAATGGTATGGTGTAATTATGTGATGAAGGGGCCGGAAGCAGAGCCACACACGGCGGCGATAGGACTTGGGTGGTATCGTGCGCTTGGATGGTTTTCGTTGCCTGGCGTCCAGCACCACTACTGTGATAATGTGTTGCGAGAAATTGCTGAGGCCGCTGGTCGCAGCAGATACATCCCAGAGCCGATGATTGAGCATCGGCACAACCTCAAAGATCCAAGAAAGTGTGGGCATGGCCAGCAAATCTATGATGCAGACAAAAAAAGGTATGATCAGTGGCAGCATGGCGAAAAAGCAGACGACTGCAGACGAATTCTCGAAGCTCGACATGGAGTCTAGCCTGATTGCGGGCGAGATGATGATCAGGGTTCGCGTGACTGACGGCAAAGTGCTGACACGAGTCCAGACAAAAGAATTCCCCAACGCGGACATCGCAATCGCGGCAAAGTCCATTGAAGAACAATTGGCGACTCTGTACGCCACATAGTATTGATCGCGGCGAAATCAATGACCCAGTTCGTCTACCTCAACGTCATCGGTCCCGACAACGGCGAAGAACTCCGGTTGTCGATGGCATCCGTGCGGAAGAACTTCACAGGATCGTCGACCTTCACGATCATCGGTGAAAAGCCGAAGTGGTACGACGGTCACCACATTCCCGCTTCGCGACTGACGAAGATGCGGGAACTTCCCGGACGCATGACATTCCGCGACACGCAGGCAAAGATCATGCTGGCAGCGTCTCATCCGGAGATCGATGAAGAGTTCGTCTGGATGATGGACGACCAGTTCTTCCTGAAGCCAACGTCACTCGAGGATCTCAGAGTCTTCCGGTATGACCCGTGGTATCGAGTGAATTCGAAGCGCGAGTGGCATCGGCTGATAAGACTCACGTTTGGCGCGCTGGCTGCAAATGGTCGAGGAAACTTTCAGGCCGGCACTCATCTTCCGCATGTGTTTGAGAAGACGAAGCTACAGGAGATGTTCGCTGAATACGGGTTCCCGAATAACTTGTACCTGTTCGAAATACTGTACGAAAATCATTGGCAATGTGGTCGCACGCCGATACCTTACGGCAGTACATGGCAGGGGGTTCAGTATCCGCAGTTTCTCAAGAGATTGCTGAGACCGCTGATGACTCGCCAGTTGAACGAGATTGATGCCAATGTGCTGAATTACCAGAGCAGCGTATGGAGGCCGACCATGCGAGATTGGCTGAGAGGTCGGTTTACGGAGGAATGAGATGGGACTGCCATCAGAAGAACTTAATAGGTTTGGGTCTGACAAGTGTTCTGTTCACAGTTACGGCGCGTTTTATGACCAGCTTTTTGCTTCAAGGCGGTTCGAATGTCTCGTTGAGATAGGGGTAGAATCCGGCGCAAGCATCAGGGCGTGGCACAACGTCGATCATGAGATGCATGTGATAGGCGTCGATAAGCAAAAGGTCGATGGGCTTAACGTAGTTCAGGCATTCACTCCCGATTATTTTCCTTTGATGAGGCATCTCGAAAAATTCGATAAGATTCCAGACCTGATTATAGACGACGGATCACACAGGGAGTGGGATCAGGTCTTGGGGTGGCATTATCTCTCGCCATTTTTGGCCGACGGTGGAGTTTATGTCATTGAAGACATTCCTGATGATAATGTTGTGAATCGATTCCGGTTTTACGGATGGACAATAGAAGACTTCAGGCCGACAAGTGGCATCTGGGATGATGTCATTGCATGGAGAATAAAATGAGTGGTCTTCTTCCGCAGTTGACAGTCCCAAAATTCGGCTGGCTCCCGAAAATCAGATACGTGCAAGTCGCAACCCATAGTCGATGCAACGCTGATTGCGTGTTCTGCCCGTATTCTGAATCGGAACACTTTAAGCATCCTGGCATGATGAAGGATGATACATGGCATCGCATCCTCGCAAACCTCAGACCATGGACAGACTCGCTGATAAAGTTCTGTCCATACCTGATGCAGGAGCCACTGATCGATAAATCGATCTTCGCGAAGATTGAGGACATCTACCGATGCTTTCCGAATATCGCCGTTGAGGTCTCGACGAACGGCGCGGCATTGACTGAGACGACTGCTGAAAAGTTGTTCGCAAACTTCAAGGGCAGGAAGCACGAGATCTGGGTCAGCCATCACGGAATCAACGAAGAGACGCTGCACCACATCATGCAGATCGACTATCAGAAGTCGACAGAGAATCTGATTCGGCTGCTGAAGATGTCGGACGGAAGATTCAAGATCCGTATCCGTGGCGCTGGGCGATCAAAGGCTGTCGATAAGATCTATTTTACTAACCAGCAATACGTTGACTACTGGGAGGAAATGTTCAACAAGCACTCGATCAACAGAAAGAATGTGTCCGTTGATTCGTTTGAGTTTCATGATCGCGCCGGAACTCTCTTTCGCGAAGACCGTGGAGCCTGTGACTTAAACAAAGGCAAGGTCCGCGACATTGGACCGGGGCACGAGAAGTTTCACTGTTCAAGAATCGACGAGTGGGTTCACTTTATGCATGATGGATCGATGCGGTTGTGCTGCATGGACTATCACAACGAAGTTAAGCTGCCAAACATAAACGACATAGGCCTGCTTGATTACTTCCACTCCTCTGAGTATCGCGAACTTGTCATGAAGGTTCGGGGAGACATCGAATCAGAAGAGAACTTTATTTGCAAAAGATGCACGAGCCCAGGGGGTTAATCATGGCAGTTAAGTTTCCCGGAAAAGATCACAACAAGAAGCTGAATGGCGGCGCTCCTGCTGGTTGGGTAATAAAGACTCCGAAGATTCTTCAGCATGAACTGACATCCTCCCCGGCTTCTTTAGTTGGGATTATCTCGACGTGGTTCGATAGCGACATCATCGAAGCGAACGTCAAGAATTGTTTTAAGCAGGGGTTCGACAGAGTCCTGATACTCGACAATGCTTCTCACGACAAATCAGTGTCTCGGGCAGTCGCTTGCGGCGCTCAAGTCGGAGAGGTTTACGAAACGGCATTTTACGACGATGATCTTCGCATCGCTAAAGAGAACGATATTGCCAAGACCGCTGTAGAGTCGTCTTCCGGCGATCTATGGGTTGTTTCGCTTGATGCTGATGAGTTTCTGCATGGATTTGAAGGTTTGACCGTCAAGGAGTCTCTCTGTTCTCTTCCGCAGCAAGTGCGAATAATTGGATCCCATGCAGTTGACCTGTATCCGGAATCTCCGGATGCGTACAAAATTGGAGAACATCCGGGAATCTGCATGCCAAACGGATGTTTACGAAAGGGGGTATTTTGTCCGAATCTGCACTGGAAACATGTTGCGATTCGATACTCAAATGGATTGTTTGACATTGCCCAGACTCGAGGAAACCACATTCCCTCCGTTTCAAGAGTGAGCCATGCTCCATCTGAGTCGTGCTTTTCTCTTCCGATTATTCACGCACCATTCCGACGATACGAAGACTCAAAGGCGAGGCTCAAGCGTCTCTGTGGAAAAGACAAGTCGCTTGGCAATAAACCAAGATCGGCAGGCGACGACCAAGTCACAGGGAACATGGGCGCGATCAAAAGATGGAATTGCCTCGAAGACGTTTACGCTGGACGATGGGACAGGGTTGAGATCCCGCATTGCAGAATGCTGTACGGTCGCGAAGTGACGGGCATTTGCTTGTATCCGTGGAAGAACTTCTTCAAAGATCTGACGCTGGAATCAATCCTATGACAGCAATCAAGCCCCGAGGCATCACCGTCTGCGTCGACTACGCCGACATCCTCGCTCTGACGCTCCCGTACAACCGGGAGTTCTTCAGCGAGTTCATGGTGGTCACGACGGTCAAGGATCATCAGACAATCCACCTCGCGCAGGAGAACGACTGTCATGTGCATCTCAGCGATGCTTTTTACGCTCGGGGCGCTGCGTTCAATAAGTTTGCAGCGATGGAAGAAGGGCTTGACGTTTTCGGTCGGCACGACTGGATGTGCATCATTGATGCTGACATCGTCATCCCGAAGAACAAACTCGCCTGGGTGCCGAAGATCGGAAAGATCTACACGCCGCATCGCAGGATTCTGCACCAGATCCCGACGGAGATCCCGGAACATCGCCTATGGAGACAGTCGAAGAGAGCGATGAACAACGAAGAATTCGCAGGCTACTTCCAGTTGTTCCATGCGAGCGATCCAGTCCTCCAGAAGACTCCGTGGCATGAGACGGATTGGACGTGGGCAGGCGGCGCTGACTCGTTCTTCCATCAGAAGTGGTCAGAGTCGAATAAGGTTCGCCCACCGTTCGAGGTTCTGCATCTCGGTCCTCCGTTTATCAACTGGTGCGGACGAGTCACTCCGTTTGCAGACGGAACGACACCTGAGAAGGCGATGCTTCGTAACGAACATCGGATGATGCTGCTGAAGAATCGCCGTGAGAACAAACAGGACCGATACAAAGCGGAGAAGTTGAAGTGAGAATCTCCGTCGGGATACTGTCCGCGCCAAGGCCGGAGCCCACGCTCAAAAAATGCTCGCACGCAATCGCTGAGTCTGGCTTTCCTCTCATCCATCACGCGACGGAATCAGACAGCAGGCATTTTCTGTCGCCCTGTGAGTTCGAGCGATCACCGACGGGATCTCTGGGCAACTTCCAGAACTGGCTGCAGACTGCCAGGGATCTGCTGACGATGGATCACGACGCGATCCTGATCGCCGAGGACGATGCGTTGTTCTGCCGGGACGTGCATGCACTTCTGCAGCGGGATCTCTGGCCTGCGGCTGACTGTGGCTGCGTGTCGCTGTATTGTCCTGCGATGTCGCATTACAGGCAGAGTTCTTCGGGACTGCACAGAACGCGGATTGCCCGTGCGGAGCCGATGACGAACAGAACGAATCTCGTCGGTGCGCTGGCTCTTGTGTTTCCTGCGTCGGTGCTGAGAGAACTGGTTTACCACGACTCGATTAGCCAGTGGGGAGGATCTCACATGCAGGCGAGTAATCCTAAGACAAAGCCATACGAGCGGAAGGCAGTCGACACATGGATTGGCAGAACTCTGATTTCAATGGGTCGATCGATCTGGCATTATTCCCCGAGCCTCGTGCAGCATTACGTTCCGAATCCGAAAATTGCAAATTCGTCGCTTGGGCATGGAATGGCGATTGGAAACCGCCAGTCGCGATCGTGGGCTGGAAATTCAAAACGGAGTGTGCTGGAGATGATTCCGGCCAACAAGGAAAAGTTTGATGTCGCAAGTTCCGGTGTACCTGAACATCAGGTCTGAATATGCAGAAGCGGATAGTTCGAGGTATCGGTTTTCGCTGACTGAGAACATTCTGATCCCAAGCCTGAAGAATCAGGTTGCCCGAGGCGCGATCATCTTCCTGCAGCAGTCTCCGATGGATCCGTATTTCAAGCGGCGGGAGAAAGCATTTCGATCCATCACGGATAAAGTGATCCCGATGCACGAGAAGGAAGGCATGGAACTGCCGGCTCGCGTCGAGGCGACGATTGGCGACGACGACTTTCTTGGGCCGGAGTTTGTCCAAAAGATGCGGATGGGCTTTGTGCCAGAGCGCGGAAACGTCCAGATGTTTATGCCGCACGGTTACATTTTCTTCGAGGGAGCCCTGCATCCTTGGCGAAACAAGGACGATTTCATTGAGATCACGCAGTACGGCAACCCGAGTTCTTCGGTGGTTCGGCACGAGGGATTCAGGATTGCGGACACTCCGCAATGGATTTACTGCAGGCATCAGATGAATTTTAACCCGCTTTCGGCTTCAGAAGTTAATGCTCCTGAGATAAAACTGGCTGCGTGGAAGGGTTGGCAACAGAATATCGTGGTTCGATATTGCCAAACCCAAGTGCTGACGGCGACAGCAAATGGTTGTACTTTGGAGCCAACTCGATCCAAGGCGATGATGTACGCTAAAGGTTCTGCTCGTAGTCGAAGGAAATAATCATGGAATATCTGATTTGCTGGTTAGCGACGTTTGGGTTTTCATTTACCTTCGCGTTGACCCATGGTCCGCTGGGCCTGTTCAAGGCGATTCGCGAGAAGGCAAAGTCTCGCTTCGGCGAAAAACACTGGGTGACAATCGGAGTTGGCTGTCCGGTCTGTGCTTCGTTCTGGATTGCAATTCCGTTCACTATAGCCTCAGATAATGGAGGCATCCTGATGTGGGCGTCAGCGTTGGGTTTCACCTGCGCTGTGACAAGCATCAGTCCCGATTAAGTCCACTGCCCGAGCCATCGTGTGATTCCTTCGCACTTCGATGGAGACGCCCTCGGGCAGTGGCAACTTTACCTTGGAGATAAACATGAAAAATGCAAGCTGGAAAACAACCGCCGCTGGTATCGTCGCGGCGCTGAGTATTTTGCTTCATCAGGCAAATGCATATTTGGATACAGATCCGCAGACAGTGTTTGATCTGACTCAGGTCATTGCTGCTTTTGGGATGCTGTGGATGGGAATTTCTGCTCGGGACAACAACGTCACGAGCGAACAGGCAAAGGCCAAGTAGTTTTACAGTTCAGAAAGGCGTCTCATGAACAATTTGAACAAGCAGGCTCGGCTTGCTGCGGATCGCGTCGATCCGTCAGTCGGGTTCGATCCAATCACAATCCTTACGATTATCACTCAGGTTCTTCCTTTTCTGGCGTCGTGCTGGAATCGGAACGACTCTCCGGATCCGGCGGAATCGCGGAAGAAACTGCAGGCTTACGCGGACAAGAATCCGCAGGCACTACTGAAGCGAACTGCGCGTCGTGTGCGGTCTGAGTCCGACGAGAAAATGACGAAACTGGAATCCTTCGATATCGCCAGGGCGATTATTGAGCAGGCATTGTCTGCAGACGACGAGACGGTCGCAGCCTGTTGCGCGGAAGCACCGGAGGGGCTATGAAAGAGTTGATTTTATTCCTGAGTGTCTGCCTTGGTGCGATATTGGCGGCGATTCAGGACGACCCGACGGTTCAGAAACCTGCTCCGGACAAAATTGATCTGGAGCCACAGATTATCTTCCCGACGATCCCGGTACTCGACGAGGGAAATGTTCCGGAAGAAGATCTCCCTGTTCCTCCTCCGCGCCCGAAACGCGGACCGGAGTTCGTCTCGAAGCTGAACGAAGAGACGTGGCTTGTCATCGAGTCACCCGGGCCGCTAATGATCTTCGACTTCCCGGAGGGTTTGGTCGAGATCGATTCGGACGACGGCGCGAGACCGATGAAGGTCAAGGGAAAGTTCGCTGACGGGACTGGTAAAGTCGAGACTCGCACGTTCACGAGCAAACACCTTTACTTTGTAAATGCGGTGAAGGCCGGTCAGATGGAGATGCTGATCATCCCCGAGGGAGCGATCAGTAAGACTCAGTCCCAGCGACACAAGATTGTCGTCATGGGGCAGGGTCCGATTCCTCCTCCAGATCCGGAGCCCGAGCCTGACCCTGACCCGGATCCAATGCCAGTTCCGACCGGGAACGTAGTGATCTCGATTGTCGAGGATGTTCAGAACAGGAAGCCTGACACGGCGATTCTGTTGAATGCCATGGCGAGTTGGAACTCTCTGAAAGACGCTGGTAACGACTGGCGTCTTTATGACGTTGCGACCAGCGAGCCAAAGGGAAAGCAGGCAGTCGAAGATGCGAAGTCTGCTGAACTTCCGGCGATGATCATTCGCGACAAGGAGACCGACAAGATCCTGCGAGTGATTCCGTTGCCGAAAGATTTCGACTCGCTGAAAAGAATTCTTTCTGAACTGGGGGTGAAAGGTGTCTGAGGAAATCGAACAGATCATTGATGAGACTGGCGAGACTCGCCGACTCGGATCTCTGGCTCCTCCGGAGGGATTCGTTTCGGCGTTCAACACGTTTGAGCAGGAACATCCGGTCTGGGATGACGCTGACATTAAACGGGTGATTCTGGATGCGAACAGAACTCCGCGCCGGACAGTGTTTACCAAGGAGTGGATTCAGAGCCAGGGCAACTTCGGCTCCTGCAACGGATACGCTGGCGCTGGTGCCTTGTCAAAGGCCAGATACCTGCGAGGCATTCAGGACAAGCTGAAACTTTCCGGAGCTTTCATCTACTCGCTCATTAACGGTGGGCAGGATAACGGGTCTGCTTTGGAAAGCGGCCTGAAGGTCATTGGAACTCACGGGGCTCCTCCAGAGTCATTGGTTCCGTGGAACATGATTTACCCCAAGCAACAGCCTTCAAACGCCAAGGCGGAAGCCCTGAAGCATCGTGGGCTGAAGTGCTACGCTGTGCAGACGAAACAGGGATTTCGGACGGCTTTGGCCGCTGGGTTTCCTGTGATCGTTGCTGTTCACGCCGGACGCAATTTCCAGAAAGTGAATGCCCAGGGAATTGCCTCGGCGGATTCCGGCGGCGGCAACCATGCGATCCACTGCGACGACATCAGGATCGTTGGCGGGCAGGAAGTTTACGACTCCTGCAATTCGTGGGGCGTGACTTACGGCGATCAGGGTCGGGCTTTGCTGACGTGGGATTCGTTTGCGCAGACTTTTGGAAGACATCGGTTTTATGCCGTCGCTAGCACCCTTGAGGGGGAGTAGTCATGCAAAACGTCGTCTTTCTGCTTCTGTGCTGTCTTTCCGGGCCTCCGGAGATCTTCTCGGCGACCGGCGTTTACGCTGAAAAACCGAAAGCGACTCAGGATCCGTATCTCATCATGTTCACAGCAGACTGGTGCGGGCCATGTCGGGCATGGAAGAATTCCGGGAAGAAGAAGCAGATCGAGGAAGCCGGCGTTTCTGTGACGCTCGTTGACATCGACAGGAATCCAGAGTACCGGATCGCCGGAGGACCGCTTCCAGCAGTGGAGCTGTTCCCGACGTTCTGGTTAATGGTCCCGCCCAATCAGAAGCCAGTGAAGGTCTGGGTTGGCACAGTTTCGCACACAGATGTGCGGGCGAATTTGCGGATCAGGAGATCAAAAGATGACCTGGACAAATGGGTTCGCAGCAATTACACCGAGCGAACCACGTTAAAGATGGGCATGGAAAAGAATGCGGACGTGTATATTCATCTCACGGATGGGACCGGCGGGACGCACGTTTTCACAAAAGAGCAGGTTTCTGGGCTGGATTTATGGGTTGCTTTGGCACTTCATGACGCTTTGCATTCCGCAAAGATCAGTCCGTTTGTAGACTGAGTGTGCGGTTTTCCAAAAAGCCTGTTTTTGATGCCGGAACGTGAAACGTGAACATATCAGCAGAAGTCATTTTGGGAGTGATCACAGCACTCGGTGCGGTCTTGAGCGGCGCGGTAGGAAAGATGTGGGTCTGGTTTACGGCTGAGTTAAGGGAGTGCAAGGACGACCGTCGAAACTTGCATGAACGAGTTGAAACAATGCACCAGAACATTGCTGAAATCAGCACAACAGTTGGACGGCTTGAAGGCCGATTGAGTGATGACAAATGAAAAAGACAGTCAACGTTTTGGCGGTGGTTCTGTCGTGGATTTGGGACGCAACGGGCGGGCTGATTTATTCAGTTTGGAAGCAGTTGCAGTAAACGCGGACTTGTTGATCCGCTGTTGATTTTTGGGGAAGTGGGGAAAGCATGTCTGTCGAAGCCTTAATCTCAACGCAAGTGATCGATACGACATCGGTCGGCAGGTCTGTTATGACTGCCGCTAATGCCGCTGCTGCACGCACTGCGATCGGGGCTGGAACTGGCAGTGGTGACGTTGTTGCGGCGAATAATCTCAGCGACTTGGCTTCGGCAGCAACAGCACGGACTAACCTCGGCCTTGGTACACTCGCAACTCAATCGGGTACATTTAGTGGTACGTCATCCGGAACAAACACCGGAGACCAGACTACTGTGAGTGGTAACGCCGGATCAGCTACTGTCCTGCAAACGGCGAGGACGATCAACGGAGTCAGCTTCAACGGGTCAGCAAACATAACGGTAACTGCTGCAGGATCTACGTTATCGGATACCGTCACAGTCGCGAAGGGCGGCACTGGACTAACCACACTTGGCACAGCATTGCAGGTGCTAAGAGTCAACGCTGGAGCAACGGCATTAGAGTATGCCTCAGCGAGCGGTGGTATCGGTGGAGCGACAGGGGCAACGGACAATTCGGTTTTGCGAGCGGACGGCACTGGTGGAGCAACGCTGCAAAATTCCGCGTTTGTGATTGCGGACAACGCGACGGCATCGCCGAACAACACCGTTAACCATGCTAGTATTCAAGCAACTGGCGGCACGACGAATGTCAGCGTGAGCATCGTGCCTAAAGGGACTGGGGCGTTTTGCTTGCAAGTACCGGATAGCGGGACAGGTGGCGGGAATGCACGGGGGGCGAATGCGATTGATCTGCAGACAGTACGAAGTGCGGCATCACAGGTAGCCTCGTCTGCGTTCGCTATCGCGATTGGTTCGTATTGCACTGCAAGTGGATCGATTAGAGGGAGTTATGCAATAGGGCATTCATCGTCAGCGACAGGCGTGGCATCGACGGCAGTTGGCGATAATGCGACCGCATCTGGTCAACAGTCGTTAGCCCTCGGATCATACCCGACGGCAAGTGGCATATATGCTACTGCATTACAGTACGCATTTGCGTCTGGAACCTACAGTTTTGCACATGGATATGACGCTTATGCAGGCGGGACATCTTCTGTCGCATTTGGCCATCAGGTCGATGCTGATCGAGGTTCAATGTTCGCGTTTGCTAACGGTCGATTTGCGGCGAATGGAGATGCCCAATCTGTGTTTTTTGTGCTTCGAAATAAGACAACCAACAACACGGCAACAACTCTATTCCTCAACGGTTCAGCGGCTCGCCTGACGATTCCAAGCGGAAAAGTGCTTTCAGCGGTGTGTCGGATTTGCGGCATCAAATCAGATGGTTCTGCGGTTGCAAATTATGTGCGTCGTGTTGTGATAAAAAACGTCGGCGGCACTACATCACTCGTGGGATCTGTAGAGACGATAGGAACCGATATCGAAGACAACGCGAGCACAGACGTTGCGATTACAGCAGACAACACAAATGATGCACTGCAAATCAATGTGACCGGCATCACGGGCGAAACGTGGCGATGGGTGGCCGTCGTCGAGGGTCTTGAAATAGCTTATGGAGCCTAATCACATGACTGACTCAATCTTTCCATCAATACCAGAAATAATGCCACCAGTCGCTGATCGAATCGCTGCCGACATGCTGCGGCTTGTCGATGCTGAATGTCGTCGCAGAATCGGTAATCATATTGATTGGTGGTCCGCAATTTGGGAGTCACCGGAAGCGACTCCCGAAGAGATCATTACAGCAATGGGTGGATCTGCGGCGTTGTTCTTCACGATTGCGTCAGTCAATAAGCATCAGATTGCGACAGTGGCTCATGTGCTCGGGAAGACAACCGCAGAACTCGGTGTACCAGACAAGTGCATGGGCACACCACAAACCGTGACTCTCAATCCTGACGGCACAGCGACGATCGGATAATCATGGCAACGCAAACTATTGAATTTCGCAGTCCACCGTCTCAGACAGTGACAGCAAAGCTGTTTGCGGTCGGTAGTGATACGCAGGTTGATTCGCAGTCAGCAACGGAAGCGACAAATCGCAAAGGCACATACGCAGCGGCCTACACTGATGTGGCGGCGGGTGAGTATGAACTGATAGCGTTTGTGGGTGCGGTGCCAGTTGCTCGATGGTTCGTGACGCTGACACTAACGACCGCGACGTTTCAGGTGTACGACAAGTCGAAAACTGAACTGATCGCGGCAAACGCGGTGAACGCTGCATCATTGGCTACGGATGCCGTGACGGAGATCCAGAGCGGCCTCGCAACGGCAACCAACGTCAGTGACGCACAAACCGCAATCATTGCTCAGGTCGATGCCAACGAAACCAAGATCGACGCTGTTAAAGCCAAGACCGACAACCTACCGTCAGATCCAGCGGACCAATCAGCAGTCGAGGCGGCGA